TTTAGTAGGAGGACAATCAAGTCAATTTTTCATAAGTGGTTCTAATACAACAACTACATATAACAGACAAATAAACAACAACTTTATGGGAGGTAACTTCTGTCAAGTATCATCATCATTTAATGGTGATAATAGTAGTTTATTAGGAACTATTATATATGGTAATAATATTATTACATATGCAAACTCACCATATAGTAGTGGTGTATATGGTTTAGGTTATGGTTCTGCTTTTTTAGGTAGAAACAACGATTTAAATGGAACAAGAGCACTTACTGCTAACACTATATTTGCAGTAGGAACTGGAACGGGATTTGGAACTAGAAAGACAGGTTTCTTAATTGACTCTGGCTCTAACACATTTGTAGAAGGAACTCTAAACGTAAGTGGTTCAACATCATTTAACGGAGCAGTAAATATAACAGGCTCACTAACATCATCTTTAACATTAGGATATGTATGGGTAGGAGGAGCAGGTAACGTTTCTACATTAGTAGCAACATCATCGTTTGCAGGTGGTAGTGTGCCAACAGGTACTGTTAGTGGTTCATCGCAAATAACTGCATTAGGGTTCGTTAGTTCTTCTGTAACTGCAAGTTCATTAGTGACGGCATCTGTAAATCTTAACACAATTACTTTCACTAAAGGTGATGCATCTACATTCGCTATTACAGTTGATACTGGTAGTGGTGGAGGCTCTGTGCCAGCAGGTACGGTTTCATCATCTGCACAGATAGTAGCATATAATAAGTTTGCAACAACGGGTTCAAATACATTTAACGATTACCAAATCATTAAATCAAATTTATCATTCCAAGAATCAACTGGTTTAGAAGATAATAATATAGTATTATCATCGTTGAATAAAGCCACTTTATATATTCAGAATACATCTATATCAACTGGCTATAACTCAGGCTCCGTTCTTCAATTAACAACAACAACAGGTTCTACAGGATATGGTAGTGGTTCTGCGATATTCCAAATGGATGCAACGTATGCAGGAAATAGAGGACAACTAAAAGTTGGAAGTACAGTTGGTTTAGGAAGTTATGTACAAGGATTTGGAGATGATATATTATTTGCAAAATCACAAGGTTTCCCTAATACACCTTCTACTACATTTAAGGTAGATGCGGCATCAATTGAATTAAGTGGTTCTATAAAAGTAAATACAGGAAGTTCAGGCTCAGCAGGTATTGTAAATATTGCAAATGGTGGAACTGTAACAAATGGTTTAGTAACTTCTAACTCAATTATATTAGTAACTACACAAGAATTAGGTGCAGGAAATGAATATCCTGCATCAGTATCAGGTAAAACAAATGGTTCATTTGTAATTGACCATAATTATGGTTCAAACTTAAATGTAGCTTACCTAATCATTAACCCACTATATTAAAAATAACTATTTTTCAACCAACCTCTGTTATTAAGTAATAATAGAATAAAATTAACAAACATGAACTCAAAATCAGTATTAAGCAAAATAATGACACTTCTTTCTTTAGAAGTCCATTTTACAGATGCACAAACAAAAGATGGAACTATTTTACAATCTCCTACATTTGATGTGGGTGAAGGTGTTGAAGTAGTTGCTGAAGATGGTGCTAAAACTCCTGCACCAGATGGTGAGCATGAAATTGCTCTTAAAGACTCAGAAGGAAACGAAGTAATCATAAAGATTATCACTAAAGATGGTAAGATTGTTGAAAGAGAAAACGTTGAATTAGTAGATGAAGAAGTTGTAGATAAAGAAGCTGAAATTGAAGATGAAGCTGATATTGAAATGGCAGATGCAACTACTGAAACTGCTGAAGGATTACCTAACACAACTTTAGAACCAAAATCAAATGAGGTTAAAGATGGAGAAGCTAGTGGTGACCCATTAATTTCATTAGCTTACAGAATAGATGAAATGGAAAAGGTAATGGCAGGTTTAATTCAAAAGATGGAATCAGCATATCCTGAAGAAGGATTACCTGAAGTAAGTTCATTAGACCCTACTGAATTAGCAGCTGAAGATGATGAGGAAGAAGAACTTCCAAAATTAGATGGAGCACCTTTAGAAACAAAGTTGTCATTAGACCACTTACACAAACCGAATAACTATGGTAAGAAATCAGCCTCTTCACAGGGTACATTCTTATCTAAATTATATAGATAAACAATTATTAACTCATTTAACAAATAAAAAATGAAAAAATTACAAAAGTTTGCTGAACCTACAATCACCACAACCTACGCGGGTGAGTTTGCAGGTCAGTATATCGCAGCAGCATTATTATCTGCTAAAACTTTGGATAACAAATATGTAACAATTCACCCTAATGTGAAGTACAAAGAAGTTATCCAAAAGGTAGCAGTTGATGGAATCGTACAAGACGCATCTTGTGATTTCACTACTTCTGGTTCGGTTGCTTTAACAGAAGCAATATTAGTTCCAAAGGAATTACAAGTCAATTTACAATTGTGTAAGCAACAATTCGTAGCATCTTGGGAAGCATTACAATTAGGATATTCAGCATTTGATGAAATCCCTAAGAACTTCAACGATTACTTAATCTCTTATGTAGGTGGAATCGTAGCACAAGCAACAGAACAATCTATTTGGACAGGTTCTACATCTACTAACGGACAATTTGGTGGATTCTTACCAGCATTTTCTGCATCAATCGCAGCAGGTGGAGCAACTGCAGTATTAGCAGCTAAGAGTGGTTCAATAATCATCTCTGGCTCTGTAACTGCAGCAAACGTAATTGACAAAATCAATTCAGTTTATCAAACAATCCCTAATGCGGTATTTGGTAAAGAAGACCTTTTGATTTACGTTCCTTCAAACGTAGCAAGAGCTTACCAAACTGCTTTAGGTGGAAACGCTAACCAATCAGGTTTCCAAACTCAAATGAACGTTGGTGAAAAACCATTTAACTTTCAAGGTATCGAAATCGTATTGTGTCCAGGTATGGCATCTAACTCAATCGTAGCAGCACAAAAATCTAACTTACACTTTGGTACAGGTTTATTATCTGACTATAATGAAGTTCGCGTTTTGGACATGGCTAATATTGATGGTTCTCAAAATTATCGTATCATAATGAGATACACAGGAGGAACAGTATTCGGTATCGGACAAGACATCGTATATTACGGAGCTTACGCATAACAACTAATATGGGGGTGGGATAGACTCACCCCTTTATTTACTAACAATTAAAATATAACAGATATGGCTTGTTTATTAACGCAAGGACGTCAGGAAGTATGTAAGGAATCAATAGGTGGCCTTCAAGGTGCTTATTTTATTAACTACACAACTGGCTCTTTCACTAAAAACGGAAGTGGTGAAGTTACGGCTTTACCTTCGGGCTCAACGGTATATTTCTACCAGTTGAAAGGTTCTAGTGCATATACTGAAACAGTAAATACATCTCGTGATAACGGAACAACTTTCTTCTCACAAGAATTAACGTTGAACTTAAAGAAATTAACGAATGAGATGACAACTCAATTAAAGTTGATGGCATATGCTAGACCACAGGTCGTGATATGGACAAACAACGGAGATGCATTGTTAGTTGGAGAAAAATTAGGAGCTGATGTAACTGCAGGAACAATCCAAACAGGAGCTGCATTAGGAGATTTGTACGGATACTCTGTAACCTTAACGGGTATGGAACAATTACCAGCATCATTCTTATCAGGAAGTACAACTTCAAATCCATTCGCAGGATTATCTTCTCAACCAACTATTGTGTATAACTAATTCAGTATAGTACATAGATTACTTTAAGACCTCCTAACTTTTGTTAGGAGGTTTTTTATTTGATGATAATTTACAATCCGTTTGTTATTATAGAGATAATACCAGGTAAATACTAGATAATGCTTTCATACCACATATCACAGAGTAATTCTTACATCATTAGAACAGAGCCAACTGCTTCAAATTCATTTACTATGAGTTTGCAAGATATGATGAGTCAATATAATTATACTGCATCTCTTTCAGGAGTAACCTATAATGGTTATGAAAGTATGTTAGGATTTACTGCCTCCATTAGTGGTTCTATAATAGGTGGAGAATATAGAGCAGTAATATATAATGGTGCAACTGATATATGGCATGGTTCAGTTCAGGTATATAAATCATCATCATTATCAATACCTTCATCGGATTATCAAAATCAAAATACACAATACATCTCTCATACTTCAGAAAACAAGTATGTAATATTGGACTAATATGAAACAACAACAAAACTTCGGAATTGTAAATACAAGCAATAACCAACTACCTATTATAGTAGAGGATACAAAAACTCGTTACCAATATGTTCCGTTTGGAGTTTATGGACAAGATGATTTCTTTGATGCAGTAGTAG